AATAGACCAAATAGATTTAAAGTTCAAATAAGAGAAACAACGGATGCAGAAGGAAATAGACCTGTTTTAGAAACTAAAGAATTTAATAAAAATAAACAAGGTATTAAAGCAGCAAAAGATTATATAGAAAAATCGAAAATTACATATAAAAAAGAACTTAAAAAAGTTGGAAGCCCAAAAGAAACTCTTGCAAAAACTATAGAAGATAGAAAAAGTACTAAACAACAAAATACACAAACTTTAATAGACAAAATTAAACAACTTGTAAATGACCCTAAATATAAAACAGTAAAACAAATAGAACAACAACTTTACAAAGATTTTAATAAACCTGAATATACACAAAAAAAACAAGGTGATATTTTTTTTGATAACAAAACAAAAACTTTTCAATTACAAAGAGATTATGAAATTGAAGGAAATAAAATAGGAAAGAAAAAACTTTCAGAAAGAGCACCTGTGTTAAGACAAATAATAGGTGTTGAAGCTTTTAAGAGTAATAATCCTAATTTTAAAAATGTATCTACTTTGTTGACTAAATTTTTTACTCAAGATCCTAAAAATCCTACATTTGATCCTAGTGAAGCAGAGAGAAAAATAATGAGAAAGTTTTTACAAGACACCACTTTAAATCAAGGTAAAAAAGGAGGAGTATCAAAATCTTTTTTTGAAAAAAATTTATTTAATTTAAAAAATGAATTAAAATCATATATGTTTATTCAATCCACGGAAGATAAAATAACAAAAGCTTTATTAGATCCTAAACTTGATTCAAAAACTAGAGTGGTTTATCAAGAAACTTTAACTAGGATAAAGGATAATAAAAATAGAATTTTGCAACAAGTTAAATTAAAAGTTCCCAACTTATTTACTAAATATTCTAAATCAGGTCCTCTTCAATTGGAACATAGGCTAGCACAAGGGTTACAATACTCTGATGGTTTTAATTATGATTTAAAAAATTTAGGAAGAGCCACATATGTTCCAGGAAGATTTAATCAAGTTAAGTTTTATAATTATGATGCTCCATTAATGAAACTTGTTGATGGTTATAATTCAGGAACTTTAGAAGAAAAAAAACTATATAAAAAAGATATAGAAAAACTTAATAAAGATTTTAATAAAAGAACAAAAGGTTATTTAAATCCTGTTAAATTTAAATTTGGAAATATAATTAGTATTACCGACACCACTCCTTTTATAAAAGATATAAAAACAGATGTAGATTTATTAAAAGATATAGATAAAAATATTAAACACAGTAATGCTTATTTTAAAAGTTTTGGAAAAAATAAAATTAAAGGTTTAGGAAACGTAAAACCAGAAACTGCAATTATATCTGGAAAAAATTATGATAATTTTAAAAGGTTTGTAAACAACAAAAGTAAAGGGATAACTGTACCTAGTTTTGCAGGAGCAATTGATTTTTCAGCTTTAGATATTCAAATACCAGAAAGTGTTAAAAAAGTTTTTGGTGCTGTAGCAAAAGGTGCTAAAGGATTAGGAGTTGCTACAGCTCCATTGGTAGCTTTAGATGCCTCCGAACAATTTGGAAAAGGACTATCAGGTAAAGATGTAGCCACAACAACGGCAGCTAAAGTTGTTCAAGATACTTTAAATTTACCAGGTATTTTATATGGAGCTGGAAAATATGGTGTCGATAAATTAAGAGGGACAGAGGATAGAAAGTTTGAAACTCCATATACTTTAGATTTTGCAGATAAATTTTCAGAAGAGAGAGTAGAAGCAACACCAAAAGAGGTTAGAGATTACAATATAGCAAACATACAATTTGATCAAAGAATGCCAACATTTACTGATGATGTAGAGATACCAAGAACTAAAGAAGATATTGAAAGAGAAAGAGAAGAATTTTTTAGACAAAGAGGAATAACTAAACCTGTTAAACCCGACTTTACATCTGACGGAATTATGGGTATAGTCCCACCAAAAGGTGTAATTTAATAATAGGATAGAGAATATGGTAGATAGTATAGATAAGTCATTACCCAATACAGTTGAGGAAGTTAAAGATACAGAGTTTCAAGAAAAAGAAGTAGCTGTTCCCGGTTCAGAAGAAGTTATTACAACAGACACAAGTGAAGTTGTTATGGATGAAACTGGAGGAGCAGAAGTTACTTTTGATCCTACAACTAGTACAGATAGAAGCACAGAAGGTCACTTTGCAAATTTAGCAGAAGACATGTCTGATGGTGAGTTAGAATCTTTAGGTTCAACTCTTTTTGATCAATACACAGAGTACAAAGAATCAAGAGCAGATTGGGAACAATCTTATAGAGAAGGTTTAGAATTATTAGGTTTCAAATACGAGAGAAGAACAGAACCCTTCAAAGGTGCGTCAGGTGTTAATCACCCTGTACTAGCTGAAGCGGTTACACAATTTCAAGCAACAGCTTACAAAGAATTATTACCAAGTGATGGTCCAGTAAGAACACAAATTTTAGGTGCTATCAATGTTGAAAAAGAAGAACAATCTAAACGTGTTAAAAATTTTATGAATTATCAACTTATGGATAAGATGAAAGAATACGAACCAGAGTTTGATCAAATGCTTTTCTATCTACCCCTGTCCGGTTCTACTTTTAAGAAAGTTTATTATGACGATCTTTTAGGTAGAGCCGTATCTAAATTTGTACCGGCAGAAGATTTAATTGTACCTTATTCAGCAACATCATTAGATGACACAGATGCTATCGTACATGTTATTAAAATTTCTGCTAACGAATTAAGAAAACAACAAGTTGCAGGTTTTTATAGAGATGTAGAATTAGGAGAACCTCCTGTAACATCAAATGAATTATCAGATAAAAAATTAGAACTAGAAGGTATTACAAAAGATGGTCAAGAAGATCAGTATACACTTTTTGAAATGCACACTAATTTAGATTTAGAAGGTTATGAAGATGTTAATCAAGATGGTGAACCTACAGGAATTAAATTACCTTACATTGTAACGTTTGCAGAAAACAATCAAACTGTTTTATCAATTAGAAGAAACTATCAAGCAACAGATCCAATGAAAAAGAAAATAGATTACTTTGTGCAATTTAAATTTTTACCTGGAACTGGTTTTTATGGTTTTGGTTTAATTCACATGATTGGTGGTTTAACTAGAACTGCAACTGCAGCTTTAAGACAATTATTAGATGCAGGTACATTAGCTAACTTACCAGCTGGTTTTAAAACTAGAGGATTAAGAATTAGAGATGATGCACAACCTTTACAACCTGGAGAGTTTAGAGATGTTGATGCACCTGGTGGAAACATCAGAGATCAGTTTATGCAATTACCATTTAAAGGACCAGATCAAACATTACTTTCATTAATGGGTATAGTTGTTCAAGCAGGCCAACGCTTCGCGTCTATCGCAGACTCACAAGTAGGCGATATGAATCAACAAGCTGCCGTGGGAACCACAGTAGCATTATTGGAACGTGGTTCACGTGTAATGTCAGCGATTCACAAAAGATTATACGTTGGTCTAAAACAAGAATTTAAATTATTAGCAGAAGTTTTTAAAACTTATTTACCAGCTGTATATCCATACGATGTTGTTGGAGCTACAAGAAATATTAAAGTTCAAGACTTTGATGATAGAATAGATATTATTCCAGTTGCTGATCCAAACATATTTTCTCAAACACAAAGAATATCTATGGCTCAAACACAATTACAACTAGCTCAAACTAATCCACAAATACACGATCTATATCAAGCATACAGATCTATGTATGATGCAATCGGTGTTAAAAATATAAATGCAATTTTACCACCACCAGCACAACCAACGCCTTTAGATCCATCGTTAGAAGAAATTGCTGCAATGGGTATGAAACCTTTTCAAGCTTTTCCAGGTCAAGATCACAAAGCACACATTGATTCACACTTAAATTTTATGCAATCTAATATGGTACAAAATTCACCATCTGTTATGGCTGCACTACAGAAAAATATTCTAGAGAGAATTAGTTTAATGGCTCAAGAACAGATTCAATTAGAATTTTCTCAAGAATTAATGCAAGCACAACAAATGCAAATGATGTTACAACAAAATCCACAGAACCCACAGTTGATTGCGCAAGCTCAAGCACTAACAAATAAGATTAATGCAAGAAAAGCACAATTGATTGCTGAAATGACTAAAGAATATATGGATGAAGAACAAAAAATTATGGGTGAGTACAGTGGTGATCCATTAATTAAGTTAAAAGCAAGAGAAGTTGACTTAAGAGCTAAAGAAAATGAGAGAAAAGCTAAAGATGATCAAGAGAGAATTGATTTAGACACTGCAAAAGCACTTATGAATCAAGAAAATCAAGAAGATAAGCTTGTTCAAAATGAAAAACTAGCAAAATTAAGAGCAAGTGTGTCATTAGCTAAACAAGGCATGGCAGACAAGAGTAAAATTCACGATTTTGGTAGAAATTTCGGAAAAAAATAGATATAATTAATACAAGGAGATAAATATGAGTAAAGATTGGCAAAGAGGTTCAACATTCATGAACAAAGACGTTAAGATCGAAAAAGAACTTGGCGTTGGCAAAGATGGTTACCAAACAGGTGGTGTTACTATCGAAGCTACTGATCCATCAACATCACAAACAGTAGATGTTAAAGGAACAAGAAGAATGAGAGCTGATAAGAAACCAGTAAAAGCTACTTGGTACTAATATGTGGTTCTCGGCAATTAAATTAGCCGTTTCTGCGGGAAGTAAAATTTACGCAAACCGACAGAAGGCAAAAGTAGCAATGTCTGATGCACAATTATTGCATGCAGAAAAACAAGCTCGTGGTGAAGAAGCTTACCAAGGTAAACTTTTAGAAGCGAGACAAAACGATTATAAAGACGAATTCGTGCTCGGAATATTGAGCGCACCGATTATTGTTCTGGCATGGGCAGTGATATCGGACGACCCAACTGCGATGGACAAGGTAAATACTTTCTTTGAACATTTTAGTAACCTGCCGAAATGGTTCACTAATTTATGGATACTTGTAGTTGCAAGTATTTTTGGTATAAAGGGAACTCAAATATTTAAAGGAGGAAAAAAATAATGGCAAATAGAAGATATAACACACAAGTTGCTCAACCAAGAGGAGCAGATAGAGTAAAAAGAGCTGGCGGCGGTATGGGCGGCAGATCTGGAGAAATGATGTATTCACGTGGACAAGGTGTAAACATGAGATCTAAAAGAGTACCTACTGAACTTATGGACAGAGGCGCTATGAAAAAAGGTGGTAAAGTAATCAAACCTAAAGGTCCAGGTGTTTTAAGACCTAAACCTACAGATAGATATGGTCAACAAATGAAACCTAAACCAATGAAACCTGGTAAAAAAGATGGTGGTATGCTTAAAGCTGTACCCGCTGATAAAAAAGGTTTAAAAAAACTACCAACTAAAGTTAGAAACAAAATGGGTTACATGAAAAAAGGTGGTCATGTTAACACTAAAAGAATGAACAGACTTGAAGAACTTGGTAGAGTTGATGCTGAAAAAGCAAAAACTTCAAAAGGTAAAAAAAATCTTAAACAAGAAAAAAAAAGAATAGTTAGAGAACTTAAAAAATAATGGCTAAACTTTGTCCAAAAGGTAAAGCTGCGGCGAAGAGAAAATTCGATGTTTATCCTTCAGCATACGCAAACATGTATGCATCTAAAGTTTGTAAAGGAAAAGTAAAAGCTAAAGATGGTGGCTTCATCGCTAGAGGTTGTGGCAAAGTAATGTCCGACAAGCGTAAAAAAACTAGAATGGTCTAATGGGCGATTTAAAAAAATGGGTAGATCAAAAATGGGTAGATATTGGAGCTCCAAAGAAGGATGGCAAATATCAACCTTGTGGAAGAAAATCTGCCAAAGGTTCAAAAAGAAAATACCCGAAATGCGTACCACTTGCAAAAGCCACACGGATGACAAAAGGTCAAAAGGCATCTGCTGTCAGCAGAAAAAGAGCAGCCGGTAATCCAGGTGGAAAACCTACAAACGTTGCAACATTTGCAAAAAGAAAAAAAATGAGTATGGGAGGTTTAGTATAATGAGAAAACAGGATAATATGCCTGCAAGAAATAAAAAGAATTTCAGACCTACAAAGTCTGGAGCAGGAATGACTCGAGCCGGTGTCGCTTCCTATAGAAGAAAAAATCCCGGTTCTAAACTAAAAACAGCCGTGACTGGTAAAGTGAAAAAAGGGTCAAAAGCTGCAAACCGACGTAAGTCGTACTGTGCAAGAAGCGCAGGTCAAATGAAAAAATTCCCAAATGCAGCGAAAGATCCTAATTCTAGACTACGTCAGGCTAGAAAAAGGTGGAAATGTTAATTGAAGCACTAGTAAAAAGATACGAAGCCCAAATCGCAGAAGCAGAAGCAACATTAGAAATATATCTAGATCATTCAGTAGGTATTGGAGAACATCCTCAACACCTTGATGAAATGGATAAACTATTTGAAAAAATAGCAACTGCTAAAGAAAAATTAGAAACACTAGAACCTTACAAAGGAGAAGAATAATGGACGATCTATTAATAATTGACAAGTTAAAAAAAATTACAAAAAACACGCTTGAAAATATATCAACGGCGATGATGTCGGGAAATGTTGACAGCATGGAAAAATACAAGTATATGTTAGGACAGGCACATGCCTACAGATTAATGCTACAGGAAATCTCTAACCTGCTAAACCATAAGGAGCAAAAAGATGAGCAAGGAAACGTTATCGACATCGGAACCAAAAAAGACGGAAACTCCGAAACACATTAATGCTTTAGAAGAAAAGTATAAAGAAGAAGCAAAACAAGAACCCCACGCAAAAAGACTACACTCTGATAATATCAGAGAGACAGTTAAAGAATTACCTAAACCTGTTGGGTTTAGAATTTTAGTTTTACCTTTTACACCAAAAGAAAAAACTAAAGGTGGTATTTTATTTTCACAAGAACAATTAGATAAAGCTAGAATTTCAACAACATGTGGTTATGTTTTGGAACTAGGAGATTTAGCATACAAGGATAAAGATAAGTATAATGAACCTTGGTGCAAAAAAGGAGATTGGGTTATCTTTGCTCGTTATGCGGGTTCAAGATTACCAATTGAAGGCGGAGAAGTGCGACTACTAAACGATGATGAAGTTTTGGGTACGATAAGTGATCCAGAATCGATTCTTCATTACATTTAACATAGGAAGGAACTATGCAAGAAGAAAACAAAAAAGTGTCTGATGATTTAA